CGAAACCCGCCACCTCCACCAAACACCCAGAGTTAAGACCCTGTTTTTACAGGGTTTTTTCTTTTCTAGCCGCTCCTTTTTGCTCAATGTGTCACCAATGTGTCACCGGAGCCAATTTAACCGCCTCTTCAAGGTGCTTCGGTGCAAGGTGCGCGTACCTCATAGTCACTTTTACCGATGAGTGCCCGAGGATACGCTGAAGCGTCAGAATGTTGCCGCCCTTCATAACAAAGTGACTGGCAAAGGTATGCCGGAGAACGTGCGTCGCCTGCCCCTTTGGAAGCTGTATACCCGTCTTTTCCAACACTCGCCGGAAGGCACCAATGCTACTGGTGAAGTTCCCATGCAACCGCCAATGCTCATGCAGGTAATGTGATAACTCAGCGGAAATAGGAACAGACCGGACTTTACCGCTTTTGGTGTTCGAAAACGTCACGACATTGTTTAACAGGGACACCGGTTTCAGGTTCTCGGCTTCAGACCAACGGGCACCGGTGGCCAGGCAAATGCGTATGAGCGGTTCCAAGTGCGGATTTGAACCGGGCCGACGATCACGGACAGCGTTCAGAATCTCGGTAATTTGCTGATCAGTGAGCCAGGACAGTTCCTGTTCCTGAATGCGGATCTGCTTCACCTTGGAAAGCGGGTTGAGGTAAGTGATTTCTCCCAGGGAAAAAAGCTCATTGAAAACGGCACGGATATACGTGAGCTCGTTGTTCAAAGTCTTGTCACTGATACCAGCGTCAGCACGTTGCCGCCGATCGCGAGCATACATGGTTGAGGTTAGAGACTTCGCATAAGGATCATTGAGCCGAACAGCAAAGCGCTGAAGTGCACGAAAACGGCGCTCGCCGTCGTTCAGTGTGTGCCCGTGCAGGTCGTACCAGAGTTGAAACAACTCAGAGAGCCTGCGGCGATCACGATCTGTATTGAGTTGGGTGTTCAGGCTTGGCGATTTGCTGCGAACCTTGGCCTCAAACTGGACAGCATCCGATTTTCGGTCAAACGTGCGACGAATACGCTTGCCCCTGGATAGCTCGGCATCGACTTGCCAGCGGCCTGACTTCGTTTTCTTGATCACTATGCGGCTACCTTACTGGTTAGCCTTCGTTCGAGCATACCTCGCTCAATCATGTCGAAAAGGTCCGCTTTGGTCAGGTCACGTGCACGGATATACCCCATCAGGTCACGCCATAAACCGGACTTTTTGAGACAGTTCCACGCTTTGCGAGCGGTGATATTGTTCCTTGCGTAGATCGACAAGAGGTTGCCCAGGGCAAGTGCAACATTCCGTTCGTTACCGATCCCGGCAGTTTTGTATTTGCGTTTGGCAATGAAGTCGTCAGCTGGCTTGCACCACTCAGTATCCTGGAGCAACACTGTCCAAAACGGGTCAAGGTAACGCCGGTTGAAGTCAAGGCGGAAGCGGTCGAGACCATAGGCCCAGAGCGGTTGCAGGTACTCAGCAACCAGTTCGTAGGTACTCAAGTTGCACTTCTTATCAGCCGTGGTGTTGTAGTCCGCAAACTGCCTCAGCACGGTTTGAGAGAATCGGAACTCAAGACGCCAGACATCCTCATCAGGGTTCCAGATAGGTTGCCAGTCATGGTCGAGTTTCCGTTCCCAAATACCGTGGAAGTAGTCAATCTTATCGTGGGCAATGATCTCCTTTGACTTGTTGTACAGAGCGGCCTGCAAGCTGGAGACTGTACCGAAGGTGTAGGACTGACCACGCCCGTAAACACTGGCCACCTCGCCGGTAGTGACTTCAAGCGATTGGAAACCACTACGGTCATTTACACGCTGTGAACGGCAGGTAAGCCGGTCAACAAAGTCAGAGGGTGGTACCCAGCCCTGCCAGTCAGCAGCGATATGGATAGCCACGCCACAGGGTGAAGGAGGCGTTACGAACCAGCCGGACGCCAGTTCATCCATCTGGTGTTGCAACACGTCAGGAGATTGATCACGGATCAACTTTGGTGACACCTCAATTTTGCAGTGACTCCCTGCCCTATCTGCGGTGGTGTGGGAGTTCTTGATCAGGATGACAACGCCGAATTCAGCATTTTGCAGCAAAAACTTAAAGCCTGCCTTTCCACCACGACGAAGCCGCCATAAGTGCCCCTGGTACTCAACAACAGGGCGATACTCAGCCTCTAACCGTTCCTCAAGTTCGTCAAGGAGGTCATGGTTCAACATACCGTTGTAAAGCTGTCGAACGGTATCAATAGAACAGTCCAAGATTCGTACTCCTGATAGGTCAATAATGTCACCCGTAGGAGCGACAAAGTTTCGCCCTGTATCGGAGTGCTCAAAGTTTTCATCAAAACGGATCAACGATTCTTTTTTCATCAGCTGCACCTGATTAACAAGGGTGTATTGCGTAGCAACAGGGTACTTCGTGTATTTATTTGAGACGTGCTACAGGGCCGTCCGGGGCGGTGCGTTCGTATGCTCAACATTTCGCCCCTCACGCACCGCCCCGGACGGGCTCACACTGTCATTGCGAAGCACCAGGGGAACACAGGTCACGGGATACGATTCACCTTGATAGACAATTTCGCCGTAGCAGCGGCCATAACCATTGAACTGATAGCCCATTTGACGCAGGTCGGATGCCAGGTATTCAACTGGGTCACCATCAACCAGGACACTCAGTGAGTAATAAATCCGGTTGGGTGCCGTCACATAACCCGAGATCCACAACCTCAAACCAGAAAGGGGACCTGACTCTATAGAACCAGCTTGACGGTCTGGGCGAGGCACCACATCACGGTTATCAGAATTATCAACCGGAACAGGAGGAACGACAGAAACGGGTACAGGAGCTTGAGAAGGGAGATCAACAGACGGATCGGGAGCAACAGCAATTGGCTGAGCTTGCGTAGTAGTCCGAGTACCAAGGAGAATTTCATACCCTCCGGTCGCGGTTGCATAGACGAAAGCGGAAATGGCGATACCCAGCGCAAATACGATACGAGGCGATTTAAAGAGGTTAAAGCCATTAAGCGTTTGAGACGCGACACCCGTTTTTGTGGAGTCGTAGAGTCTAAAGACCAAAGGGTTAACCCGTTTATCTCGTATGACGTCAAAGTCTGAGGCGGATTGTCCGTTTTTTTGAGCATCGTGATATCCCTCTTTATAACCCCTGAACATAGGACCTAAAAGGGCCTTGTTTTTGTGCTTGTACGCGCCTTCAGTCGTCTGGCGAATGTCGTCACGTATGGATTTGATATTGGGAGCGGTTAATACAATGTCCCAGTTGAAATGCCGGTGCATCTCCCAGGCTTCGATCCAGTTTGCTGGCCTGCCATCAATGGAAGCCTGATCAGGTCCCCCTGGATAATCGAGAGCATCCAAGTCCTTTTGACGCCACGCCTTTGGAAACATGACACCGGATTCATCAAAGAGGCACAGAGCACCCAAAGGTGCCCAGTGGAACCAGGTGGCCATCTGATAACGCCCCTGACGGGTATCGGTATCAATAAACACAACATCGAAGGAATCAGGTACATCTTGCATATGCAGGAAGGTACGTTCACGGCTGACACCTCTAATGTTCGTAACTACCACCCTGCCCGCCTTGGCTGCAGGAATGAAATAATCCGATATAACACCAGCCGTTTTAAAAGAGCCGTTTGCACCGTGGTGAATAGAAATAGACATGATTAGAACCCCGGAATAAACCTGAGAACAAAGCGGGTAACTGCGGATGAGAGAATAAAATTAATGCCTTCAGGGATACGCAAGTAAGCGAGAACACTCCGGGTGGGAGCATCCAAAGTGCCCCAAGCACTATCCAGATAGGATGAAATGTTAAGGTCGTCAATAATTGATTGGGCCACATCCCAAGCGAAAGGAATCGCAGTAATCAAAAATCCAATGTAGGCTTTAACGGACTGTTTAATAAAATAGGCATATGCATCAACGGTGAATGTGTAAATTCCCGAATAAATCCAATCTTTAATGTCACCAAAGAATGAAATAACATCATTGAAAAATTCAAGCATGGATCACCTCAGTATAATAAGAATGCCAACAATCACGCACATAAAAAATATTGCAGCCGCTAAAACGCTCAGCTCACTACTATAATCAGACAGGCAGGTCTGACGGGTCACACCGTTCCAGTCGACTATAGGAAAACACGGCAGAGCACCACCCCCACCCGAAAGGGATAAACTAAATGTGTTTGAAATTTTAGAGCGGGTATCCGTGATAACGTCGCGTAATTTTGACCACTCCTGTTCTATCTCTTGTTCGAGCGGATCAATATCAAATCCGTCAGGTTCTCGGCCTTCGGAGTCACCTTGAGACTGATAATCGAAGGATTGACACATTAAGGTTTCAGACATACCAGGTTCAGAACAGATGGTCTTATCAGTTTCACCAGAGTCATCACCCGATCCGTCGCCGGAGTCATCACCCGATCCGTCACCGGAGCCATCACCGGAGCCATCACCCGACCCGTCACCGGAGCCATCGCCCGATCCGTCACCGGAGCCATCGCCCGATCCGTCACCGGAGCCATCGCCCGATCCGTCACCGGAGCCATCGCCTGATCCGTCACCGGAGCCGTCATCACCAGGACTACCACCGGTTGGGCAACTCACATTGGGGGAGACAGTGCCCGTTAACGTACCGTTTTCGTCATAACACGGTTTAGGCGGTATCTCAGGTGCTGTATCACCATACTGATAACCGGAAACAACACGGCACGCCTGGCCCGATCCATCATCACATTCAGACGGCGGTAACCATTGATAAACAGGTACAACTTGGCAGCCATCAGCATCAACACCGTATGAACCAAGGGCATCAATATTGGGAGTGCCTAAAAAGGATGTACCAGAAGCAGGGCATTCTTGGGGCTCCTCTATTTCAGGATCGGATATACGCATAAAGCCAATTGCACGGCGGTATACGCCATCCTTATACACAGTAACAGACCCTACGTTCGGATATTCATCCCAATTAATTGAATATGTATTACCAGGAACGGCATTAAGTTGAGATGCAATACGAACACACTCAATTGGTGTAGACGCTATACCATAGGCGCATTTATATAAACTTCCAGGCTCGGAGTGATCGTCATCAGTATAGTCATAATCCGCCCTAACTGGAT